GCAATGACATGCACGTTTTAGGTGCCTCCATCCGCTGGCTGACAGCTGCCACGCTTTTTCGTAAGCCTTGCACCTTTTCGTGCATGTCATTGCCCACGGCGACGTTTAGTTTTTTGCCCACCACCTGGTTCAGATCGCGCCCGGTCGCTTGGTGCAAATCGTCTACGGCCGCAATGCTCGCGGTGCCGCCCGACAGCAGCTTGAGCGCGCCCAGGGCTTCGATCTTCTTGACTCCCCCCACCGACTCGGTCGAATGCTGCTCGACGTCCTGCGTGTGGCTTTGGAACTGCTCGCGGTTGCCCAGGGCCTGCACCTCGCGCTCGATCGCTTCGTCACGGATCTTGCCGTCGGTGCTCCTGGTCCAGTTGCCGTCTGCATCGACCCGCTGTTGCACCGCATCACTGTGCTGCCACACCTGGTCGCCCTTCGGCACCCGGGGCAGGCTCAGGCCGTGCGGCAGAATCGTTTGGATGTAGGGACTGCTCGGCAGGCCGTAGGCGAAACACACCACTACGCGGGTGCCCTCTTCCGGAAACCCGTACATGCCCATCTCTTCGCCACCGTTGGCCAGCGGCAGCGGCACACCTGACAAGATCGGCATGTCGGGATCCGCTTCGCCGTCCGGGGTCAACACCTCGATGTCGACCGCGTAGCGCGGCCGGAAGTCATCGCACAGACCGGCACCCGCCGGCGCGTCCGCCACTCCCACCACCCGGGCAAAGCGTGGCAGGTGATAGCCGCCAGTCAGCTCGGGGAATTGGCGCTCCACACTGCGTTTTATTGACTCGTCCATTTGATCGCCATCTGCGTGCCGGCGAGCGTCACGCTGGTGATGCGCTCCCCCTGGTTGATTGTTGCGCCAGGTCGCAGGCCTGGCAGGGCCGCGATCATTGCGCTTTGGTTGCCCTGGTAGCCGTCGAACAGGCTGACCGGGAGTTGCAGTGGCGCGCGTGCGCCAAAGAAGCTGTCAGCCCAGGAACCGGCGAACACCTCGCCGTCGCCCTGCTGCTGCCAGATGAAGTCGTCGATCCCGAAGACCTTGGCCAGGCTGTCCATGGCCAGCGTGCCGGACGCCAGGCTGTAGAAGAACGGTGCCTTGACCCGTGTGTAGTCCCGATCGGGCACGCGGAAGCGCAGGCCGGTCTTGCTGCTCACGTCGGCCAGCACGGCGCGCATGTCGACGTGCCGCAGGTTCATGGGCAGCTTGCCGGCGAGCACAGCAGCCAGCTCGCGGCAGTACACCACCTGCTCGATGCCGTTAGCCGCGGTGCAGCGCTCGACATAGCCGATGAAGTGCCGCTGCAGCACGGACTCGTTGTAACCGATGTCCAGCGTGACCAGGCCTTTGACCTGGGCACCGGCCTGAACCGTGAACGTCGCCCGGCCCGGGCTCTTGAGGTCCAGGCGAACGTCATCGCTGACCAGGGGCACGACCGCGCCGTTGATGGTCAGCACCTTGTGCAGTTTCATGCTCATGCGCTTTCGCCCAGGTAGGTGTCCACTTTCTTGAGCACGGCTTCAAAGCCGGTCAGTTCCTGGGGCGCGCTGCCGGATCCGCCGGCGCTGCCAGCCCCGGCCACACCATCGCCTGGGGCAGACTGCGAAGTCACCGCGTTGCCGGCGCGGCGGCTCTCGACCTTCTCAGGGTTGGACAGCTTTTCGCTCAGGGTGAACTGGATGATCCACTGCGCCAGGCTGTCGTCCTCCCGAGCGCTGACACCATCGGCGAACGTCACCTGGCGGATGCCGAAGGCCTCGGCCGTGTCGTTGACGATCCGGTAGGTGCTCAGCTGCCCGCCCTTCTCGGTCCCTTCTGCCAGGCGCATGAGGGTGCGCAGATCGGCCTTGTCCTTGTAGCGGATGGTCATGGCCACCGTCAGCGTCTTGGGCTTGAAACCCTTGTGCGACTTCTCGGTACCGGACGTCTGCCCGCCCATATCGTCAGCCTCGATCCGCAGGTTGGCCGTGACCTTCATCCGGTTGCCGAGGATCTGCTGACCGTTGAGCAACAGGGTCATAGGCCCACCAGCTCGCGCACGAACGCGAGTCCCTGCAGCGAGCCCACCAGCATGACGCCGGAGGACAGCACCCATTCATGCCCTGGCGAATCGTCGCCGGCCAGCAGCTGCTTGCGCAGCTCGGTGGTGTCGCCCGGACCGAGCAAACGAGCCTGCATCGTGGCGTCGGGCGTACCGTTGGCCAGCAGTTCCTTGAGCGCGGTCAGGTTGCCGGCCTGGCTCACTGCCTGGTCGGCCTTGCGCTGCGCGAGCGCGGCCAGATCGCTCAACGGCGAGCTGTCGGCTGCGTAGCTTTCCAGCCGGGCCACCTGGCTGCTGATCGCCTGCTTGGCGTCCTTGACCAGGGTGCAGCGCTCCAGCGGCAGGTCCGACCAGCGCGGCAGCGCGCCGGCAGTGGGCAAGGTCCACTTCTCGGCCTCCAGGGTGAACAGGTTGCCGGCGCGGCGCTCGGCCTTCTGCAGATCGGCGATCGGCAGCAGCGCGTTGAATTTCGCCAGGCTGCTGGCCAGACCGTCGTACCGCGTGCCCAGGAACAGGATCACCAACGCGTGCTGCTCGCCGCTTGGCAGGTTGCTGTCGTTACCGTCCTGCAGCTTGTCGGCCAACCGTTGCAGCAGGTTGGGCGCGGACAGGAAGCGCTGACTGCCCTTGCCCTGGCCGACGCCGCTCTGGAACGGTGTCACGGTGATGCAGCGCGGCACTTCGCCAAACTGCGCATCGAGCGCGGCCAGGCTCTTGTCGGCGGCCGTCTTGGCCAGCGCGCCCAGTTGGCTGGCATCGATCTTGACCAGGTCGACCAGCCCTGTAACGCGCTCCGCCGTCTTGCCCAGCTCAGCGGTGGCCATGTCCTGCACGCCGGCCAGCTCGCCCATCCACTGGGTGGACTGCTCAGGCCAGCGCATGGTGACTGGAGCCCAGTTCATGGCTGCTCACCCCAGACCACGGCTTCCATCGCGCTCTGGTCCTCATTGGCCAGGGATTGATCCAGCTGCTGCTTGAGCAGGTGCGCGTACTCCAGCAGCTTGACCTTGTAGACGGCCAGATCCCGCCCGACTTCCTGCAGCTGCGCGCTGGTATGCGTCACGAACTCCCTGCTCCCTTCCTCGTTACGGCAAGGGTGCGGCAGGTCCAGTCCGGTCTGGATTGCACCGGTCAGGTTCAACTGGTCGTGAATCTCGCTGCTGTAGGCATGCGGCGTGCCGAGTGCAGAGGACCAGAAGCCCGCGATGATGACCGCTTCGCAGGACCGATCGATCTCCTGCAGCTTACGCTCGTGCAGTTGCGGCAGCAGTTCGCCCGGAGGCTGCAGCTTGCCGTTGACCAGCATCCAGCCCGGGCGCACGGTCTTGGCGCAGGCCATCCAGATCATGGACGGGTGAAAGCGCCCGGCCGGGTCAATGTCCGTGAGTTCGGCCACGGTGCCGTTTTCGATTCGTGCCCACATGTGAGGATTCCTTAATACAGAATGGTGACGGCACCCGGTGCGCCGTCGCCTGCATAGCCGCCGTTATCCATACGGCCACCGCCACCGCCGCCCGGACCACGACCGTTACGGAGCGAGCCACTGCTTGCGCTGGACGCTGTCACCGCCACGCCTGCGCCACCTGGGCCGCCGCCGCCACCGGCGACCGCCAGGGTGGTGGTGCTGACGCGATAGCCAGCATGGCCATCGCCAAGGCCATAGTTCAGGTCGCCGCCGCTGCCGGCACCGGAATAACCGCCCTGCCCACTGGTCTGCCCGCTGCTGCCACCGGTGGCCGACATGTATGCCCCGAATGCCGATGAACCGCCGGTGCCGCCTACGCCGTTGGTGGTGTCGTACCATGCGCCTGCGCCGCCGGCCCCCACGGTGATGGAGATGACCTGCCCAGGGGTGACGTTCACCAGTCCTTCGGCCACGCCGCCACCACCGCCGCCGCCACCGAACACGGAGCTGTTGCGCCCGCCGCCACCGGCGCCGATGACCTTGGCGTAGACCCGGTAGACGCCGTCCGGCACGGTCCAGGAGAACACCCCGGGCGCGGCGAAGACCTTGTGAGCGCGGAACGGAAGCATCTGCAGCGTTTGCGCGGTCGTCAGAGCGTCCGTGATGCCTGCTCCGGCCAGCGTGGTCGGGTTGGTGCCGCCGATGACGCGGCCGCGCTTGTCGACCGTGACGCTACGGTAGGTGCCAGCGGCGATGCCGGCCGGACCCGACGCCACTTCGAACTGCAGCGCGGTGACGCCCAGGTTGATCGGGCCATCGGTTACCAGCTGCCACAGGCTGTCGCCGTTGAGCGTGCCCTGCTCAACCGCAACCAGCATGCCGGGCGTAACCTCCAGGCTCGCGTCGGCATCGGCCGCCCGAATCCAGTTGCCGCCGGACACGATGTACACACCGTTTTGCGAGGCGTCCGCCTGGTTCTTCACCAGCACCCGATCGCCGGCGTATACCGCGATGTCATCGATGCGCTGCGAGCCGTTGAGAATGATCGGGCCGGTGGTCGTGACCACGACCGACTGTTTGCTGTCGAGCTTGTTGATCTCATCGCGCACGAACGCCCGGGACGCGAAGTAGCTGACCAGCGCGGCATCGATCGGCTCGACAGTGCGACGATCGACGATGCTGTTCGCGTTCGCCAGATCGGCGATCGGCACGCAGTAGTGACGCACACCCAGGCTGTCGGCGTAGTCCGGACGAGTTGCGGCGAACACGATCTGCCAGCTGGCTACCACGTCGTTGAGTGCGCGCTGCAGGGCGACTTCCAGCCAGGCGGTGGTCGGGAAGCTTGCCGGCGCGACCGGCAGTACGGCCGACCGCATCACGCGGATCCCCTCGACGTAGGCCACGCCGGGTTTCAGCTGGTAAGCGCTGCCGACCTTCTCCAGCTGTAGCGCGCTGCCGAAGAAACAGGCGCGACCATACATGTCGCGGTTGCTCAGCCGCTCACGCTCATCGATGCCGGCCAGGCGCACGGTGAAGTCGTGCTGCCAGGTGCTGGCATCGATCGTGATGCCAGTCAGCGCCTGGGCTCCATCGAAGGCCACCAGGAAATTGCGGGTCAGGTTGTTGCCGATCTGCAGCGGCGGGATGTTGCGGCGCTTCTCCTGCAGGGCGACGGTGGCCACCGCAAACAGAATGCTTTCGTCCGTCTCCAGACCGATCCAGTTGAAATCCCAGTCGCCCTGGTCAGATCCCAGCTGGGCGCTGTAGACCACCTGGTTGGGATTCACATAGCCAGCGCTGTCGCTGGCGATCTCGTGCGTATAGACGATCTGCCCGGCAGGTGGCTTGCCGGCGGCGCGGTCGACCGGCAGCGCCGGGTCCAACCCGGGCACGTTGGCAAAAACGAACCGCACCACATTGAGCGGCTTTTTCGCAACGATCTTCTGGGCGATCAGGCTTTCGCCGGCGAGGGTGATACTGGCTCCCATGGGGGCTCCTACAAAGTGGCGACCAGCGTCTGCTGGTCGTCGTTGAACTCGACCAGGCCGGCCCCAAGCGATACGGGGGTCAGGGTCACGAAGTCATAGCGGCGGCAGGTGCGGCCGTACTGCTGAATCAGCACGCGCAGCAGCTCGGGGTTCTTGGAAAGTTGCGAGTCGGAGAACCGCAGCAGCACCACGTCCCAGTCCCGGCCAGGCATGCGCTCCTCGATCTCCACGTAACCGACGCCCAAGCGCTCCAAGATGCGTTTCATCCCGGCGGTGCTGCCCGCGTCCACGGCATTGATGAAGGCGTACTTGACCCGCAGGCGGTACAGGCTTTCGGGCTCGTTCTTGAAGCGGGTGATGTCCCGCTGCCAGGCCAGCAGATCGAGCACCACCAGGTGGCAGGTGTCCGCATCCATCTGCATCAAGGGCCAGCGCAGCCAGCCCTCTACCGTCTCCCACCAGCCTTGGGCGGC